CTCAAAATCACTAGCCCAAGATACTGCTTCATTCTTGGCATTAAAAAATAACTTGGTCTGAATAAACTTTAAAAGACCAGGATTATTATAACAATCAACTATAAAAATTTTGTTCATAACTTGATTGAATCACTTTTGGTTTTAATTCTGCGTGTACAATAATGTGTAGTCTTAATTGATCGGAATTGTTTGCTACCATATGTTTATTGCTTATATCAACTAAGAATGCTGATCCTGGAGTAAAAGGAACAGTGCCGTACTCAAGGAATCTGAATCTGCATTCACTAGGTTGAGTTATTGCTATATTGGTTTCAAAGAACATTGATTTCTCACGGTCGTTGTGGGGCAATATATACCCCCCGGGTTCTACCCACATAAATCTTATGCGACCTGTTTTATCATCGATTGTCCAATATTTTTTAACAAACTCTACAGTAACAGGACATAGTGGTGCAACGTCGGTCCAATTTTTAACACCGTCAGTATGGGTAGTAGTTTTAGAATCATCGCCATATAGTGTTAAACTTTTCCAGCCTTGATTGGAGTAATGTGCAAACTTATCAGAGTCTCGATGCAGTACTGCTTTCGAATACACAGCATTGGCCTCTTTAAGAATATTATCAACGGGTATTTCTAAATTTAATTTGAGCCACGGCAAGTGACTGGATTGCCTAATCCAACTATCACTTGGTACATATTTCAAAAATGAATTTATTATTTTGTTCATTTGTATTCCTAATTACAATTTTTCTTAGATCAGTTAACGTTGACTCTAAATTAACAATGTTACCTAGACTTAGTTTATCGCCAATCACTGGAACCTTGTGTAAATTACACCAGTTAACATATTCCTTAGGTGCAGTTCTACTAAGTGGCCTATTCAAATTAAAATGTATTAACCCAGATAGTTTTTTAAAATTATTTGTATCTTGATCTACTGCATTCTCATCGAAGTTAGAAAACTTGCTCCAACTTGATCGACCCAGGTTGTCAAAACCAATTGAAATATTGACAGTATCAAATCCTAAAATCTCTGGTCCAAAGATGTTGTCAATTTGATATGGATCTTGAGTATAATTTACAAATGTATAATTAAAACTTGCTTCTACCTTGTGTAATAGATTGTTTATATCTCTGTAATTATTATCTAGATTGCCCATCTTTCTTAATAAAAGTGGCAGCTTGGGATACTTTAACCCAGTTAACACCCACTGCCGATGAAGTGAATTTAAGTAGGCTTGATCAACTACATCACCATCCCATGTATCTATTTCAAATGGAATTTTTTCTGATATATTTGAAACATTCTTGATACAATCCGATAGCTTGTTAACAACACTAGAATCAAACTTTGTAGTGTTCAAGCTGAAACGGTTAACTCTGTCAGAGTTAACGGTTTCAACATAATAAGTTAACAAGTCTGGGAAAGTAGGGGAGAATTTAATTTCGTCTCCAGACTTTTCCCAGATCAGTTTGCCTAGCATTAAATATTACTTCTGTTGACGTGCTCGGATCATGGCCAAAATGTCTTCGGCTTTCTGAGTGGGTGCGGCAGCGGTAGGTGCTGTGACTGGTGCTGTGGCCACAGGTGGCTCGTCATCATCAAAGTCCGACACAGCCGCAGGCACTGCCTTTGTAGCAGGTGCACTGGTTGGTGTAGACTCTGTGGTGCCTGCCGGTGCAGATACACCTGCTGGACGGAAGTAAGCACCCCAACGCTCTGTGTCATATGCTTGACCATCCACACTTGCTTCAAACATTTCTTTCATGACTTTCACAGCCGCTTCGTCGGGCTTCTTGGGCAGGAATGTGCTCAAGTCAAACAGGCCGTGTGCATCCACTGCTGCCTGTTCCACTTCTGACAGTGCTGACTCTTTACGTGCCCACTTACTAGTGTTGTAGTCAGCAAAGCCGCCTTTTTGCGTTTTTGTGATGCGGAAGTCCAGACCACGCAAGGTGTCTGTTGGAGTTTCTTCCAGTTCCGGATCCATCAGCGCACCTTTGATAATGGTGAACAACTGTGGGCCGATGATGAATCTACGAATGGGATTGTCAGGAGTCTTGTCATCTGCCAAGGGGTTCTCACGCACAAAGCCTTGGAAAATGTAACTGCGTTTTTTCCAGTACTTACGACCCATATCTTCAAGGCTCTTGTCCTTGAACCATGTGCGTACTTCTGTCAGGATTGGGCAGGTTTCTTGCCACATTTCCATACAAGGAACTTGTACGTAAACCTGTTTTGATTCCATCTCACCTTTGACGCCATTGAATGGCAAACGAATCATTGCTCGTTCTTGCCAAAAGAATGTGTTTTTTGTGTTGCCGTCTGGGAGGAAGCGTAGTGTAGTGGATGCGCCTTCTTCCATGTTCCAGTGTGGATAAATTGCGTTATCACCACCAGTGGACTGTCCACCTTTGTTGTTGCCTTCTGAGGCTGCGAGACGTGCTCGGATTTCTGCTAATGATGCCATTTTAAGTTGCCTTTCTAGTGTTATAAAATGTTTTTTTAAGTTGCCTGTGATGCTAATAAAAAAGCGTGTCACACAAGTAGTGTACACGCTTTTGTTGTCAGCGTCAATGATATTTATGACGCATTTGCTCTAATGACTATTTTATGATCTAATCATTCCGGACAGTTGACGCAACCGGTGTAGCACATCTTCTTCCACGTCATCAAACTTTTGAAGTTTGCCAGAGTGTCCGTATTGGCCTTGTAATGCTGTGGTTTCTTCCAATGGTGGGTTGCCGGTTGTTACTGCAACCTCTTCTGCTGTGTTGCCTAGAGATTGTTCGATCTGCTTGATCCAGCCACTCACATCACTACTACCAATTTCTTCTACGTCACCCACAAAGTCTGCAACTTCGTCAATGGCGGCTGTTACTTTTTCTGGACCGTACTTGCTCAACAGGTCCGAACGTTGCATTAAAATTCTACGTGTGATAGCACTGGCCACTGGACTGTCGTCTGTGCCTTCTGTCATACTTTCATCTAGATCATCTTCTGGTTTGCCGTACAAGTATGTAGCAACTCCCATTGGACTTATAACGTGTGTGACATCATACCCTTCGTCATCAAATTGGGCCAATAGCTTTTTAGCACCGGGGATTTCGTAACGGTCGGGTTTGTATTCGTGAACTAGTTCATCGCCATCCATAACTCTCCATATGTTGTTGCGTTGATAGTAGTATTTATCTCTTTCTTTGCCCTCTTCGGTCATGCTCTGTTGCGAATTATTCATTCCTGATAGTTCTTGCAAACGAGCTATTGTATCCTGGTCGTCTCCTTGGTCATCAGGTATAGGATCGTCCTCCGAATCATCAGGTATGGGATCGCTCTCTTGGGCAGGAGGTTCGTGATCGTATTTAGGATCAGGAGTTACAGATTCTTCGCCAAATGCATCTTGTGCGGCGCTGCCTAGTTTGGCACCAGTCATTGCACCACCTGGACTCTTTGTCAGTGCGGCACCACCAATGCCACCTACAATTGAGCCAAGCATGCCATCTTGTAGCAACTCGTTGTTCATTCCGCCATCAACTGAATATTCTTCATTATCTTGTTCAGCAACAGGAGCGGCTGGTGCCGCTGGTGCAACTGTTGGCGGTGCTAACTGCGTTGATTTGAGTGCGTCCAACACTGTATCAAAATCATCAAATCCGTTATCGGACATGTCTTTGATACGAGCAATCACCAGGCTACGGCAGTCAGCATTGGGATCTTGTTCGGCTAAATCTTGCAGTTGATCAAACAGGCGATCATCACCAACCAAACTGTACAACTGTTCGGTTGCGTTGGTTGCATCTGCACCAACTGGCAACTCTTGTGACAACAGAGCAATGAGTTCTTGCTGTTGCTCTGGGGTGTTGGGTGTGGCCCAGGTGCCTTCTAATAGGTTTTCGGCCCAGGCTTCAAATATGTTTGCTTCTTTCATTGCAGTTCCTTGTTGTTGTATACGGGCCAAGATAGGCAAGGCCTGTTCAATTCGCGAATCAATTGTTTCTTGGACAAATAGTGTTTTAATGTCTTCGATGATTACATCTTGCTCTGTTATGTCAGCAGGATTCCAACTTTCAAAGTAGCTGTTGTATCCACGACTTGACGCAAGACCTTTAAGAGTCCGGCTCATTGTGGCGTGGTACACATTGGTTTCATTCACTAGGTTGGCAGTGTCGCCTTCAAACACACGGCCATGGCTGGCTCTGCGGAAACGACTTAGTACATTGAGTTCTTCAACCATGTTGGCAATGTGCTGTCCACGCATGTCATAGGGTCTGCCACCTTGACGCACATGCTCTACCATGGCGCGACCGCCGGCCAAGTTGCGGAATGGTAACTTGTAGCGTTCACCTTCGGCTGTTTCTAAAAACAAACTTTCAACTTGACGGAACCGTGCTTCATTCACGCCCATTGGACGCTTGTGACGTATCATTAGTCTGACACTATCTGGGCCGCCATTCCAACTCACATTCTTTGTGCCGTTCCACGATTCAAACAAGCCTTCTTTAAGAGCTGCTTGCCCTTGCATACTGTACTTGAGTCGATTGATGTTTTGACTGCCAAAAGTCATAAAATTCTTTGTGGCAAAGTTTTTAAGTTGGTGTTGGAACTCGTACCATTCGGTTTTGTCTTCACTGTCCATGCCGCGGCCCACATTGTCACCGCTGAATAATTCCAGTTGTTTATCATCCCCCAGCATCACAACCACTGTGCCGTAGTTGGTGCCGCCTGAACTGACAAATTCAAAACTGTAAATCTCAGCATCTTCTGCTGTGGGTGCAGGCTTGCCAGTGCTGTCTAGTATTTCTGGGTCAAAGCCGCGTGTGACCAATAGGTCAAAAAGTT